TGTGTGGTACTGGTGTTGGCTTCTCTGTAGAGCGTCAATACGTCAACAAGCTGCCTGAAGTTCCCATGAACCTCATCAACCTAGATGAGACAATCGTAGTGCCTGACAGCAAGGAAGGTTGGGCTTACTCCCTACGTACATTAATCTCTTCATTGTACAACGGTGTCGTGCCTAAGTGGGATGTATCACTGGTTCGTCCCGCAGGTGCAAAGCTTAAGACCTTTGGTGGTCGTGCTAGCGGCCCCGCACCTTTGGTTGACTTGTTTCAGTTTGTAGTTAGCAAATTTAAAGAAGCTTCAGGTGAGAAACTAACGAGCCTCCAATGCCATGACATTATGTGCAAAATTGGTGAAGTGGTTGTGGTGGGTGGTGTTCGTAGATCAGCTATGATTAGCTTATCGAATCTCAGTGATGACCGTATGCGTCATGCGAAGTCAGGTGCGTATTGGGAAGCTAACGGACAGCGTAACTTAGCCAATAACTCAGTCGCTTATACTGAAAAGCCAGACTCTACTTCATTCATGCGAGAGTGGTTAAGTCTAGTCGAGTCAGGTACAGGTGAGCGAGGTATCTTCAACCGCCAAGCTGCACAGAACCAAGCAGCCAAAAACGGTAGGCGTGATGCCACCTATGAGTTTGGAACAAATCCGTCAATGGCGGCTTAGTGGGGAAACCCACTCCGAAGAATTGCGTTAATTCAGGGAACACCTCTAGTACAGAGACAATCCTGAGCGAAGCCTTATGTCTTACGATGTGAGGAACGTGCAACGACTATCCCGCAAGGGAGTAGGGCATAAGCTAATGATGCTCGAAAAGCGTAACATCCTGAAAATTGGATGATGATATAGTCTGGACTATGCGGTGACGTATAGAAGTTCATAAGAGAACTGGTGGGAGTGTTGCGACTCTCATCGAACATAATCGGTTCAGAAATAATACTAAGACCTTACCAGTTCTGCAATCTCACCGAAGTAGTAATACGCTCAACTGACACTGAGCAAGACTTAGAACGTAAGATAGCAGTCGCTACAATCCTTGGGACTCTCCAAGCTACCTACACTAAGTTCCCGTATCTACGTCAGGTTTGGCAAGATAACACCGATGAGGAACGTCTTCTAGGTGTGAGTCTTACAGGCATCATGGATAACCCCTTAACCACTACAGCTAACCCTGATCTTCAGGGACTACTAGAGCGTCTTCGCGCTGTCTCAGTAGAAGTTAACAAGGAGTGGGCAGGTAAGTTAGGCATTGCAGTATCCACAGCAATCACAGCAGTTAAACCTAGTGGAACAGTTAGTCAGCTAGTTAACTCTGCTTCAGGAATCCATGCGCGTCACAGCGAATACTACATTCGTACAGTACGCGGTGCTTTCAATGACCCCCTTACGCAGTTTATGAAAGATCAAGGGATTCCTTGGGAGCCTTGCGCCCATCAACCTGATACTACAGTAGTGTTTAGCTTCCCTCAGAAGTCGCCTGAACAGGCAGTGCTTACGGAAAACACAACGGCTATTCAGCAGTTAGATACTTGGCTTGCATATCAACGTCATTACTGTGAACACAAGCCCTCAGTGACCATTAACGTCCTTGCAGACGAATGGTTAGAAGTGGGTGCTTATGTCTACAAAAACTTCGATGAAATGTCAGGTGTAAGCTTCTTACCTTACTCAGAACACATCTACCAACAAGCCCCTTACCAACAGTGTGATAAGCAGAGGTATGAAGAGTTCTTAGCTCTCATGCCAGCCGCTATTGATTGGTCAAAGTTGTCCAACTACGAGGTTGAAGATACAACAATCGGTTCTCAGACATTAGCTTGTTCTGGCGACTCTTGTGAAATCGTTGACCTCGTATGAGGCTTGTAAATTACTTTAAAAAATTGTATTGGAAGTGGCATCTACGCTACTGCATCTACGCCTCTTCACGCGCTGTGGAGAGGCTAGAGGAATCAATAAAAAAGGAGTTAATGAAAGATGGTAACAGCAACAAGTGATGTAACTGGATTACCCATTCGGACTAAAGCTAAAACAGACAGTTATGACGCAGGGTGGGAGGCTTTATTTAACAAGTCTCCTGTACCCCTTGGGGAAGACACTCGTCCTAAAGATCGTATCAAACGTGGACTCTCAAGTGCCTGTAAAGAGGAACACTGGGACTGTCGGAAATGATGTTCATGGTTGCGTTTGAAGAAATTATGGAAGGTTTTGACTGCGACTTAAACACTGCAATACAGCTATATCAAAGGGGAACAGTATGGGAAGACGTATAGAAGTTGACGAAGACTACCACAACTTAATAGAACGAGACTCACACTTACTTGAGTGTCTTATGTATTACGGGGTGGACTCATGGGAAGAGTTTGACAATGCGCTAGTTCTGTACCAAGAAGAAAAAGAAGAGGAATACGAATGAAGGGTCAGGTTAGAGGTTTAGCTTTAGAACTTTTAAGACAGGACTGTGTGGATTGTATCGTCATAGCAGATGAGTTTGAAGGCTCAGAGTATAGCTCCGAACACATGGAATTACTGTCTAAATCTGAAACGGCTTGTAAGGCATATGACGATGCTTTGCATAAGGAATCTAAATGACCTCGCCCTGCATCAATATCTGTCACCTCAATGATAACGATATTTGTGTGGGGTGCTTTCGCTCTGGCAGTGAGATTGCAGATTGGAAGAACTTAGATAGCGAAGCTCGTAAACAAATAGTTATTAAAGCACAAAAACGCGAACTAACGCTAAATGTACCTAAAACCCACTAACGTACCGTTACAGCAAACCTAAGAATATTATGATAAAAAGCAACTCAATACTGGGAGCTTCCTTTGGAATTTCCCAAGGACTCCTTTCGCATCTCGATAAGATTTTTCCAGACACATTACCAACCCACAGTATTACTGTAGAAGAACTGCGGTTCTTGCAAGGTCAGCGTAGAGTCATAGAAAAACTTAAAGAGCTTTCAGAAGAAGACTTTAATTATGAGGAGTAAACCAACGAATGTGTTTATTCGGTAGTTCAGAACCTAAACCTGCACCAACCCCACCTGCACCTGCTAGGGCACCTGCTAGTTTAGACTTATCAGACATGGAACAGACTCCTTCAGCTACGCGGAAACGCAGGGCTAAAGGCAAACGTGGGATTCGTAATAAAACATCTAGCACAGGTTTAAACATGGGTGGCTCAAGCAATCCTAGTTTAAGCATACCTAGCAATAAAGGAGGTAGTTAGAATGTGTGGAGCAGGTGGTAATAACAAAAGCAGCAGTGGCGGTGGTGGCGGTAATGACAACAAACCAGCAGGGCCAAAGAAAGTAGTTAAGCCTGTGAACAATGCAGATTACCAGACTAGGGCTACAGCTAATAAAAACACAAAGATTCCTTCTCTTTTATCACTCGCAATAAAAGACAAATATCGAAATGATGACGTAAGTTATAACCAAGCTTATTGGGCAACCCAACGTGCATCTGGCGTAAGCCAAGCCGATATGAAAGCCGAGCAAGACCGTATTGGCATGAAGAAAGCGTATAGCGGTGATCGTGTACCAACTTCACTTCCAAACACAGGCCCACCATCTCAAGGTTTTAAAGAAGGTACAACTTCTGTAAACGATACTGCACCTAAAAGAAAAATTGCTTTAACTGTTGATAATTCCAGTGGCGGTAGCGGTGGCTCAAGCCAAGATACAGCTTTGGCTGGTGGTGCAGCAGCTACTGCAACTAGCCAACCAGACAACTTAAAAAACATGCTAGCTAAAAAAAACAACACGCAACGTGCGGGTAAGCGAAAGCTTCGTATAAAACGTAGTACAAGTGTTGGCTTCGGTAATGGCGGTGTGGGATTAAATATTACAACCTAATAAAAGAGAAATATTAGCTATGCTACCAACAACAGGAGAAGTGGCTAAACGCTATACACATCTTGAAAGTGACCGCACTTCGTTCTTAGATAGAGCTAGAGAAGTCGCTAAACTTACCATACCTACCTTAATGCCCCCTGAAGGACATTCGGGTTCTTCTGTGTACTCAACTCCATACCAATCCATTGGTGCAAGGGGTGTTAATAACTTAGCTTCTAAGCTGTTAATGACACTTCTACCACCAAACTCCCCCTTCTTCCGTCTGACAATGGACGACTTTGATTTACAAAGTTTAGCAGGGGATGATGCGAGGGGTAAGGTAGAAGAAGCATTAGCTCGTATTGAACGAGCAGCTATGCAAGAGGTAGAAGCTACGGCTGTACGTGTCCCAGTTTTTGAGGCACTTAAGCAGCTTATAACTTCAGGTAACGTGTTAGTTCACATGCCGAAGGACGGTGGTGTTCGTGTATTCCGTTTAGATAGATACGTATGTCAACGTGACGCTATGGGTAATGTACTTGAGGTCATTACTAAAGAAACAGTAAGTCCCTTAATGCTTCCCGAAGCAGTCCGAGAATTGCTAACAAAACCTTCAGAAGAGTCTCAGCTTAAATCTGTAGACCTTTATACAAAGGTTTGTCGTATCGCTAAAAAGTGGGAAGTGTATCAAGAAGTTGAAGGTCAGATAATTCCTGACTCGCGTGGTAGCTTTCCATTAGATCAGTCACCCTTTATGGCCTTACGTATGGTTCGTATAGATGGTGAATCGTATGGTCGTGGTTATGTCGAAGAATTTATAGGTGACTTAAGCTCACTTGAAACTTTAACTAAAGCAATCGTACAAGGCGCAGCAGCAGCCGCTAAAGTCTTATTCTTAGTGAAGCCTAACGGTTCCACAAAGCAAAAGGTACTAGCTCAAACACCCAACGGTGGCATTGCCACAGGTGACGCTAACGATGTGTCTGTTCTACAGCTAGAAAAGTTTAATGACTTCCGTGTTGCTCAAGACACAGCAAGAGAGATTACTGAACGATTAGCATACTCGTTCCTTATGAACTCCGCAGTTCAGCGTAAAGCAGAACGTGTAACTGCTGAAGAAGTTCGTTATATGGCTCAAGAACTTGAGTCTGCATTAGGTGGGGTTTACTCCATCTTGTCCCAAGAGTTCCAATACCCAATGGTCAAGTTGCTACTTGCCAGAATGGAAAAGAGTGGGAAAATGCCTAAGTTCCCTAAAGACACACTTAAGCCCCAGATCGTCACAGGTATGGAAGCGTTAGGGCGTGGTCAGGACTTAAACAAGCTATCACAGTTACTTCAAATGCTTCAGCCTCTAGGCCCAGAAATCTTACAGAAAGAACTAAACATTGACGATTACATCGACAGGCTTGGTGCATCTTTAGGTATTGATACAAGTGGTCTAATTAGGTCAGCAGAGCAGAAGGAACAAGAAGCACAGGCTCAACAACAGATGATGCAGCAACAACAGATGATGCAAATGGCTGAGAAAGCTACAGGCCCAGTAGCACAAGGGTTAATGAAGCAACAAGAAGAACAGCCACAGCAATAAATAATAACTACCTTTCGGAGACAGATAATAATGGTAGATGCAGTAAACACATTTGAAGAATCCGTTGAGGATGGTGAGCATACAGAAAACATGCTTAAGAAAGCTGAAGGGATTAATAACCCTGAAGTATCAGACCGTCCTGAATGGCTCCCTGAGAAATTTAATACTGTTCAAGACATGGCAACTGCCTATGAATCTCTTGAGCAAAAGTTAGGTTCTAAAGAGGAGGTCACTGAAGAAAGTGATTTAGAAGAGATTGCCGAAGAACTAGAGGAGCGTGGTGTTGATTTTGACGCACTATCCAACGAGTTTGCAGAACAAGGCGGTCTAACTGAAGAATCATACGAAGCTTTACTAAAAGCAGGTATTCCACGGAATATGGTTGACCAATTTATAGATGGTCAGAACGCAGTTGCAGGACAGCTTCAGCAACAAGCATTTAATCAGGTAGGGGGCCAAGAAGCGTATGAAGATATGGTTAAATGGGCCTCTGAAAGTTTAAATGAAGCTTCTATAGATGCTTTTAACAATGCAATAAATAGCGGCAATACCGAGACAGCAAATTTAGCAATACAGGGTCTGCAAGCACAGTACCGTTCTGAAAACGGCAGTGAACCATCACTGGTCTATGGCGAGACTAAATCCGTTACAGGTGGGGTCTTTGATTCTGCCGCCCAACTGACCGCAGCAATGCGTGACCCAAGGTACAGCAATGACTCTGCATATCGACAGGAAGTAGCTTCTAAATTATCACGAAGTAACATCCTTTAGATTTTCTGTCTCCGCAGTAACATTCCCACCAAGCTATTACAGCCTCTGGTGGGTTTTTTCGTTTCTAAAAACAAGCAACAACTTTTACTTCGAGTATCTATCGACCCTCTGCGGAGGACAATCTTTAAGGGAAAGAAAGTGACAAGTGACTGAGTGAACAAAGAAACACAACTCAACAACTTTAAAACTTTACTTTAAATAGGTACATA